CGAGGATATTTCCTTCTGTATCTGAGTAGTTATCTCTGCGGGGTTGTAGACGTACCTCTAAACGATCTGATGATATTTCTGTAATAACCATCTTAGCGCTGTCTGCAGCACCAAGAAAATTTCGTAGAAAGCGAGCACGTAGGTTATATTTACCTGATATATATCTGCTTTGTTCTAGTACCTTTTCTACGTCAATCGCGATATTATAACCATCGATTGTATATGCAGATGGTCTGTATATAGGTTCTAGAAAGTCGTTTGTATAATTGTATACTTCTAATACAATACTGTCGTTTGGTGTTGTGAGTACATCGGTTGGATATGCTCCAAAAGGTGGTACGCTTACACTATCGTTGTCTACCGACATATATGGATCTACTCTACCACCAACGGCCTGTTGCCTACTAACCAAACTTCTTGCCATTACGCTCTTTTAAATAAATAGATAGTAATATTAATACTTAATAATTAATTGTCCGATATATCCCTATCATCATATTGTGATGGCTTTTCGTCACCATAAACTGGTGCATTACGTGCATTATTAGCATAATCAAGCTCTTGTTCTCCCTGAATATAACTATCACCATCTACTAGTATAACGTTTGGTGTTCTAGGTGAATCTGGTATTGATACTCTCAAATCTATACCAGTAGGTGTTGGGTTAAGTGAGTTGTTAATTGAATCTTGTGTACGTATCTCCCTTTCAACATCTACTATAACATCCTCATCAGGACGCAACCTAAACGCTTCTTCAGCATTATCAGCTTCTATATTATATCTGTATTGTAGGCTGTCTATTGCTCCAATCAAGCTTGGATAGCTACCTTGAGGTCCAATACTATTAAATACCTCTAGATCACTTGACTCAATTAGTCGTTTATGTTTATACCACTTGTTACCTGCTGGTATTTTGTAGGTTGGGTGTTTATCTGATACGATAACATTGTTTGGGTGAAGTGATAAATGCATATTTGTTATACAACATCTAGGATTACCATATGCATACACCCTTCTATCAATATTTGTTGAAGATAGATAATCATAGTATATATCTTCTTGGTTCCATCCTTTTAGTTTTGGATTTGTATCATACAATGTTGATGATAAATGTTTAAAAATTACATTAACTCTAATTGTTCGCGTTTTTACTGGTATTTGTATATCTGCGGATATACCAAACAATGCAGCACCACCTCTATCATAACCGATATCTGGCCACCATTCTTTTTGTTTTATATCTATATCTTCTAGCAATGCATACAAATAACGTCGTACCCACCCGCTGTGCAAATCCATAGTTGTGTTAGTTTTGCTTACTGCTCTTACAGCACTAACAGTTGTGTATGGTTTATTATATATTTTTACTTGCTGTGATGTTAAATCAGTTATCCACCCATACATATTTGCTATGTAAAATGGCATATAAAACTTTTCTTTTACTGCCCATATATCTTTTGCCGTTGGGCCAGTTATAGTTGTTGATTCTATTGTGTAGTTATCACTATCTAAAAAATCTAACCGGACTTCCGTTATATCATCAGTAACTGGTTCTAATTCAAAATCGCTATTTTTTTTAATATTAACAATATTTTGCAGCCTTACATCATTATTTAGGAGTTCGGCTGTGTTATCTGACACTTTATAATACTGCGCACTCCACTCATCCGGTATTCTTATTAATTTAACTGCTCTACCGTCTGGTGTTCTTATTGAATTAGGATCTGATATTTTTGTAAACCATACTCTGAAATCATCAGTACCTGGTACTTTTTCGTATCCATTTCCATCTTCATTTGCAACAAAGCCAATCCAGTAGCCACTTGCTGCTATTTTATTTGCGTATGGTTCTAGTCCTGTTGCTTTTATATTTGGCCACGGATCATTTGCTACTGTGATTGGTAAATCTGACCATTCACCCGAAAAAGGCCAGAATCGTACTATAGGAAATTGTCCAGTTGGATCTTTAGGGCAATAGGTTGATATGATTTGCTCAACATCCATTTCTGTAAAAAGTGCTGATGCGACATTGGGAAGATAAGGTAACAGTGGTGGTTTTACACTTTGCTCTAAAATCTCATTCACCAGCGATGATGAGACATATGAAGTGTAGTTAAGTGGTATTGTGTTGTTTTCAAACACATCTCCATCCCTTGTTGTGTATCTTGTTTTGTATCTACTTATACCAATTCCAATATAAGCAAAAAAGTGTACTAACAATTTATCTATGCCATAAGCTTCACCATCTATGATGTTTTCTACAGAAGATACATCAATATCTTGATAAGCAACACAATTTGCATTACCACCAAAAGTTGTAAATTTTATTTTGTCTCTTGTAAAATAAGTTTTATTTATTTCTAACTGCTTGTGCAATGGCATAAAATTACCATTTTTATTAGCTAAATCCAAATACTTAGGCGCTGGGTAAACTCCACCTATGTCTGTCGGTACTTCCGAACTAACGAGTGTAGGTAAATAATTTCGCACTAACCAAAGCCAATAAGGATCTGAGTTTAAATCCAATGATTTTATTTTGTCAAATGAAAAAGGCATTTGAATCTCATTGTTGCTTATGTCAAAATAAAAATCATGTTTGTATGGCCTTTTCTTATTTTCTGGGTCAACATATACTTGTGGATTTATGCTTGTGTGGTATTGACCAAATATTGGTCTATAAAATCTCTGTGTTAAAAAGTCCGCGTCAAATGTCCATCCTTCAGTTCCTCTAGCTCCGTTTGGATTTTCAATTAAATTTTTAAACATTAAAGGATGGTTATCTACATTAACAACGTCTATTGTTAGTTCATCCGAGATAGTCGAACCGTAGTCATTACGAACCTCAAGCCTATATATACCAGATGCTTCTCTAGAGCAATTTTCTATTCTTATTGTTTTTTCACCTTTTAAATTATTTTTTGAATTCAATTCGTATAATGGTGAATTGTTTTTAGTCCAAATAAAGGACACATTTGATGTATCGCTTTCATTTAATCTAGACGGATCAATTACTAGGCTACTAATTTCAAAGGTTGTTCCTTCAATCATAGTAATTGTATTACTGGATTGGGTTTTTAATACATAAGTAACATATTCGCCAGGTACAATCTGATCTGCGTATGTATATTGTGAAAACGTATTTAGTAAAGATGTTAGTATTGCAGGTGGTAATGTGACATAAGGATATAATTCATATTTTGGATTGAATTCATCTTTCTGTAAACCAACCGTATTTAATCTACCACGCATCATTCTTGCTCGTAATTGTCTATATAGTTATAAATAAAGTAATATATTTTTTTTGCTTTTGGATAAACTATCGCTGCAGGAGTTAGTTTATTACCTAATGTTGACAATCCTTCTAATGCAACTCTACTCCAATTACCAGCACATGCTGTAATAGTCAAAGTACATTGTACAGTAACACCTTCGAAATCTTCTGCATTTGCTATGATACCAGAGTTTTCTTCAACTACCGCTACTGGTGGGTTTGACATTACCTCACCATTTTTATAATAAGTAACTTGAACATCATCTAATTTAAAATTTTTTGTACCAACTGCATAACCTTCTTGTGCAATACCACCTTTGCCAGTTAATCCATAATCTTGTTCAAGTTTAGCAACTGCGTTATTATATGCTTGTTGTTTCAAGCTTACTACATTAGTACGAGTCTCGTAAATTGGTGTATATGTTTGTGTACCTAACACATTACCCTGCTGTCCTATCTGGTAACTAACGGGTAAACCTAGTGAATTGACGTATCCTGTAATTACCCTTTCAACTTTAATATTATCTAAATCACTTACACCTTTATACTTTTTAATATGATTTGGACCTGGTCCTATATCTTCCACTTCGTTTTGTACATAATTGGTATACTCCATTCCCGAGAATCCATCCTGCTGTGTTAGTATAGTTCCATCAATTGACGTAAGTGGGGATGTTAATAAATTACTCTCTCTACCCTTTAATGCATAACCAACATTTCTAAGTGCTTCTTCTACTGCTTCACTAGCGTCAACCTTCCACTCAGTATATGGTGCCGATGCTAAATTATCAACAGTAGCGTATTCGTTATTATATACATTGTATTGTGTTTTTTTCTTATATAATGGATTGGTGTTTACATTTGACTCTGCAAGCAGCCTATCACTATACATCATAATCTGCCTTGGTGAGTAATAGTTTATGTTATTGTCTGCAACGTTTGTAAAAAAATTATATCTCACGTCAACTGTTGGTATTTCATCAAACTCTGCTCCAGTCTGTGATACAAATTTTGTTAATTTTTTTTGTTTCCATGCTTGAAATCTAGTTACTGGATTAATCTGTCCTACACTTGATTTAGGATTTTCACCATATGGTTCATATTTTAATTGCAAATTTATCCCAACATTTTTAATATAATCAGATATAGACATATTCATTGGCTCTAAAACAAATCCACTAGGTATATTTGTTATAATTGGATTATCAACAAACTTAACAAGTGATGATTGTAATTGGTCTATGATTTGTGGTATTGATATTTCTCGGGTTGAGACCGCGTTTGGGTTATACAATATAAATGGTGTTTCATCACCTCCAATTGCATTTTGTGGTAGTTGACCACTCATAACTCCTTGATATGTACTACCCATAGTTCCAACTACTATAAGCTCTGGTGCAACAGCTGCTGCTTCCCAATCCCTCACTTCTCCAAGACCTTGATCAAACAATCTTGTTATATTTCTAACCGGTACTTCTGATGTGATGTCGTTATTTTTACGAAACTTGTAAGTTGCAATTGATAGTTTTGTAGGTACGTCTGAGTATGCTTTTAAATTTTCAAGAGCTTGATAGGTTGGATTATTAGCATCGGTACCAACATAATATGAGTTATTTGTTGGTAGTATTTTCTTTGGCACGTTATAAGTATTTGTTGCCTCAATTGCAATAATGGATCCTGTATATGCTTGAATACTTGTTATGAATGCTAACATATCTGCGCTTGTTGTGTCTGTCAAAGAATTTTGCAAGGTCGGATATGATACTGATTGCTGTCTTTCTAGTATAGTTTTAGTGTAATATTTGGTTTTTAATGGTCTTCTTCGTTCAATTGGAAATAAAATTAAATTAAAACCCGTTGCCAGAGCTCTTGGTGATGGGTGTAAAGGCAAATAATCTAAGGCCGACACTTCATCAGAACCTTCAGCGCTTACAGATTCTAGTCTATTGTTAATATAAAATGGTAAAGGTTCACCAGCAACTTTTAGCTCTGCGTCACGATTTTGTGGTAACCATAATGGCTTTATAATATTTTGCCATGACCATTGCTCAAACGGCCTATCTGATGCATCTAATAAAGACGTATCTGTTTCTTCAATGCAACCAGTAATCTCGAATTGAACTTGTACGCGTATTTTATTTGTTCTATAGTTTAATTTTGATATAATTTCCCTATTCCACTTTACATACTGGCCATGGGTTGGTATCTGATTTATAGATGGAAACATGCGGTATATGCCTTCTATTATAATTTCCTCCCGTGTATTTCCTTTTGATACAAACCCACTTGGTAGTGGTTCTGGAACCAAATTAACAGTTTCTCCGTTAAACCATATTGACTTATATCTCTCATCTATGTAATTAGACCACGCATCCTCTATCACTATACCATACTCTATTACCTCCTGACCTGTATCAGGATTTATCATTCTGCGTGTTTTGAGTGGTGTTTCGTTATCATATTCAGTTACAATAACTTTAATTTTTTCATCTATAATCGGTGCACCTGCTATTAAGCAGTTAATCAGTGATGCTCTAGGCTGACTGGTATCTACTGTGTATATTTGATTCCTTCTCTTTTTTGATGCAGCTATAACAGTATGTATAAACTTTGATATTGCGTTACCAATATAGCAACCAAAAATAGCTCTTACACCAGCAATGCCAAATATAGATCCTTGTATATACTCTTGTATATCTGTTAGATCAACATCATATTCGGCTTGAACTATTTTTTTACCATCTTTTGCAATATAAATAAAATCTTCTCTAGTAAAGTAGCTACCGTTATTTGCAAGATTTTGTTCAAATCTGTTATTTTTTATATGATAGGTATTTAGATGATACGGTCTTGGATAAAACATATCTAACGAATACCCAAACACATCAATATTCCAAGGTTTTGTAAACTCTGTAAATGGTGCTGTGCTTAGTTTTGCTGATATGAATTCTGTATCCGGAGAACTCCAACCCTCTATTCCAGATTCACCGCTAGAGTTTTCAATTAAATTGACATAAAATTTATTTTCAATATCAGGATTATAAACCTCTATTGTTATCTCCTCTGTCGTTATTGTTCCGATGTCGTTTGATATTTCACAATAATATGTACCAGCCAAGAAAGGAGTTATGTTTTTTATGAATATCGCTCTTCCCTGTTCAACTAGTCTTACCTCTGTTGTTCTATTAACTGTATCGGTTACAACTCCTTCTAACGGTGTGTTGTCAAGAAACCATGCATATGTTAAATCATCTTCAAGATAAACTCTACCATCAGCACTACCTGACACTAATTGTCTTTGATTAATATTTTCCGATATAGTACTTCTAGCTGCGTCGAAAGGAACAACAGTATCATATAATAATGTTAGCTTACCATTTTCAACATTATAAATTGGTGGCTGTTGGGCTTTGCATCTAAGTATAAATGTTGAACCAGCTGCTACTTTTATTGTTCCAGTATCATCAACATATAGTATGTCTCTATTCTCGTCATTAAATTGTATAGGTTTTACTATTGGTTCACTAGCATTGTAGACAGATGTTTCAAAGTATGGTGGATAATTAATTAATGTTGGTATTAGAGAGTAGGCTGTTAAGTTTTCATTATAAAAGGACCTATCAATAACAGGCACGCTACCTGACATCAACGCTGATTTGTTGTCATTTAAATCACCTACAAGTCTACCATCTGGTCCTCTTTCTGAGCTAGGAGTCGGCGGTGCTGCTGTCCTATTTACCAAAGCTCTTGCCATAAACTATTATTTTATAACTTTGAATATATAGTTGTTATCGTAGTAGTCCTCTACTCCATCTCTTACGACCTTAAATACAAATTTATAATATTTTTCTGCATATAATCCTCCCATCCACATATCAAAAAAGTTGCCACTAGACGTGCAACTAACTTTTGTGTATGTTGTATCAAAAGGTATAACCGTTTCATTAGTATCTGCATACTTTACGCTATAAAATAAAGATGACGTTGGTAGATAATTTACAATTAAATAATTACTTTGTGTTGCAAATGTTATAGTTGGATATTTTTCTCTTACTCTTAAATTAATTCTAGCTCTACTCATCTCACTATACTCCTTTTTTAAATTAGGTGTATACAAAACAAGTTCTTTTTCACTGCTTGGCTGAGTTAAGGATCCTGTAACAAAAACAGAATTATCCCATGCGACTTCTAGTTTTGGTGTATAAACAGTTTGACTATCTGAAGAAAAGTATTGTAGTGTTTCAAACTTTGCTGTACTTTGCTCATCTGCTGCTGATTTTTTTACCATCAAGCCTTCATTTTGCAAAGTTCCATTTAACCAATCATTGACTATCGATGTTATTTCAATTCTTATATCCGCATTACTAACATTATATGATTGTGTGCAGTTATAATTGGTAAACCATGTACCACCGCCAGTTGCTCCACCAGTTGTATTAGCGTTAAATGAGCTTGTTGTCCACTCTACGGCTGCTGCTTCAGTGTTTGATCTATTCTTCCAACTACTTCCATATACTGTTTGTGGCTGATTGCGATATTTACCATTACCTGTTTGCCAGCTTTGTGAAACGGGATAAACCTCAATATTGTATTGATATGGTACTTCTTTTATATCCGCAGTGTAAATATTTAAATAAAATTTTGGATTTGTTATAGTACCGTTAACTATTGACTGCGATATTTGTGATAAATCAAACTTTATAAGCGCTCTATTATTATATAAACTAGAAGATACTATTAGCTTAGATAAATCTAATATCTCATCCAGTCCTGTGTTTTTGGTAGGATAGTATTCATACAACGATGTATCTGTAAATGCGTGTATACTGTGTATCATCTTAGTATGGTGTTATTCTTACTTTAATATCGTTATCTGGGTATTTTACCTCAAAAATCATGGGATCGTAGCTTGGATATATAATACCGTTTTTTGTTGCACTTCTTATATCATATACAACGTTTGAGTATCCTAATAATTCATTATTCAAGTTTGTTATTTCTAACTTTGTTACCATTTGCACACCAGCAACTTTCATAAGTGCGCCAAATACATCACTAAAAACAATCGGTTCGTTTATTTGCCATCTGTCTGTATCGAAATGCGTTTTTAATGCAGATAAACAATTACCTATTAACTCATTAGCATTATATCCTGGATAAGATATTATTGAGACATTTACACCTATATTAACTATAAATGCATTCCTTATATTTATACTATCCGTCAGCATTCTATATTGTGCTAAATATGTTTTCAGATTTTCTTTAACAGCTCTATTAACTACGGTAAGTTGCTTTTCTGAATTATATCCAAGCACATATAGGTTCATAGCTAATGGGTTAGCTAGTTTGTCTGCTACATCTGCAGTTGTTAGGTTTTCTTGCTGATCTGGAGTTATGTACGCTTTTGATACACTACCAAACATTGCTGGCATTGCATATGTTCTTAAAATATAATCATCCTTTGTTACAGCTCGTTGCTGTGTCATAAATTGAGCAAGTGTATTTTGTCTAATTTCCTCTACTGTCTCTTCTGATCTTCCACCAGTTGCTGCTATTGGGTTATTAACTGCAAGTGAGTCAGTTATTGCTTTTTTTAAAGCTGCGTTTGTTGATGGTATATTATTTGATATTGTTTTTTCATAAACAGTTGTAATTGTGTTTGTTGGAACATTGGACGATATGCCACCACCTACTAAATACTTTATAGTTAATGTTGTGTTTGATGGAGCTTGTCCATACGCTGATGTAAACATTGGACTAACAGAATCAAATGCGATATCTGTATCTTCAATACCGGTTGGTAACGATAAAGCTATATTTTCTGGTGTTGGTAATAATTCCTCGCCAGGTGAAGTACTTAAACCTGCACCGAACTGCATCTCTATGCCTGTGGGTGTTACTCTAGCAACAAACCTACGTGGTACTCTTAATAATTTAAGTAGGTAGGGTACCTCCTGCGTATTAACATATGAATCCGGATCATTATATTGTGTGTTTTCAACTTTTTGAAAAATGGTATCTTGTGCTAAATATGGCACTTCATACCAAGTATTACCATCAGAGTCGACAACGCTTTGTATACCAATTATATTTTCATCATTTAGTGCTACTTTTGCAAACTTTGTGGCTTCACCAAACTCAATAGTCTTTTCTCTCATAAGCGCACTTATGCCTTTATAAGTCTTTTTTGCTAAGTAGTAAACAACCGATCCATCAATATTACTTGTTTCGGCAACGGTTATAGTTCTTGGTGACAAATAATCATCTGTACTAAAATTAACTTCCTCCTGTATTATAAAATCTGTATTGTTGTAAGTGCTTCTTACAATCATACCAGGTGCTATCCTTAGTGCATAGTCAAAGTCAGGTACTGTGTTTGCACCAGAGCCTGATGGTGGAAGTAATTGCATGACGTCTAAGTCAACAAAAGCTGGTACGGATACTTTTGGTTTATAACCAAATGCTTGTGCTATATTTAATATATTCTTTCTCTCTGTAGCATGTAATATCATTGACTCTTTTAATTGTGAGTCAATATAATAATTGAGCACGTCACCAACATATGCTGCCATCTCGATGAACATCATTCCAGGTGATGCTTCGTTAAAGTCGTTGTAAGATGATGGATAATACTTTTTTGCAAAGTCTATTAATCCTGCTTTGAGCTGATCAAAATCTCTGCCGGCATATCTTACTTCTTTTGTTATATCTCTGTTTACCGAGTTCATGTCATGTTGTTAGTCAATTCTAAAGAAATTGACTTGGTGTCAAATTTATTGTTTTTTAAACTAATAATCATATGAACATAAAGTGTATTTTTAGCGTAGTCTCTTTCTGTATTTGTTTTGTTCTGCTTAGTATACACTGTATTCAAATCTTTATCTAAAGATGCAACAATTTCAAATTTTGATGTTGCACTTGCCTCGAGGTTATTTATAAATATGTAAGGTAACCAATACTCAAATTGTTGTTTTACTCTTAACTTAAACTCATTAATCATGTCATCTGATATGTTTTCAAATAGCATACCATAAAGATTACAACCAAAATTAGGCAACATAATTCTCTCGCCAGGTCTTGTTAATATTAAGTTTCTTGCATTTGCAGATGCTTGATCTAATGTTACATAGTTTTGTTTAAATCTACTACCATAATCATCCATTAAAGGAAGATCAATGCCTATAGCTACATCTTTTTTGGCATCTAATACACTTATGTTATCTGATATTGGCATTAGTATTTACCGCCTATTTGATTAGCTTTATTCATAATTGCAGAGTAATCCTTTACAAACATCATTGTTGGATCACTATAACCCGTAGTTATTGGCAAATCCTCATCAGACACAATTGTGCTTAAGGATTGAGGTACATCGTTTGTTGTAAAATGCATATCAGTATAATCTGACACAGCTGGGCCACTCTCTCCACCAAACCCTCTTGGAACAATAGTTTCTGCTAATATTTCATCTAATGTTGCGTTACCTGTGTTAAAGTTTGAGTTTGATGGTTTTTTATATTGTTGTTGTGGTTGTGACTGTTGCTTTGGCTTCTGTGCTTTTATTGACTCATTTATTATGCCACTAAGCTCATCTCTAACCGCAGCTCTAACCTCTTCCCTAATTAGCTTTCTTAAGGATTGTATAAACTCCTTTGTTTTCATCTTACTTTTATAATAAATAGTTTTATTTGCAATTATTTGTATCCTTTAAACTTAATAGGTACTATTTGTGTTTGCCTTGGTGGTGTTAATATTCCACTCATCAAAAACAACTGTTCTTCAAATAAAGCATTACCAGTAGCTTCTATCCATCCTTTTAAACCATCGACCGGTACTACTGGTTTTTTAGTTTTTGGATCTCTCAATGGCTTTATTGGTGGAATATTTGTACATATAAATTGGGTACCGTCTGGTGCATACCATTTAAATCCTAGCCAAAATGCTTTTGTTGCCTTATTAAGTGCTCTTGGAAAGTGAAATCTCAATTCATTTTCTTCCGGAGTTGGTGTAAATTGTTTTGTTTGTTTTCTTGTTTCCTCCCTTGCTTCCTCTTCTGCTCTCTCTTTTTCCTTTTCTACTGACTTAAATTCAGGGTGTATATATTTCTTCCACAAGTTAGATAACCATTTTTGTAGCTCTTGAAATATCCACACTAGTCCATCAATTGCCATTAATATTATTGACTCCTCAAATGGTTTAGATGGTATAAGTTTGCTGATAGTTGCGTAGTACTTTGATCTTTTAGTTATTTCTGGTACAGGTGTTGCTTTTGTATCATAAAAAGCGTCTGAATCTTCGTCTGCTAGTCTAGCTAGCTGCTTTCTTCGTAATTCTAATGCTTCATCTCTCTCTCTTAATTGATTAACATAGCTGCCTGACTGCTCGGTTGCAACTGCTCTTATTTGACTGCGGCTGAATGCATTATATTTTTCTTTTATTGTACCAAGAAATTCATTTTCCCATCTAGTAATTAAATCTCTAAATTCGGTTGTGTTTGTTAAATTATAATTGCCTGATCTTTTCTTAGCATCTTCTAAAAACTCCATTGAAGTTCTATATGTAGAGTATATCGATCCTTGCTCTGTGTCAGCCAATGCCTTTGCTCTGCTATTAAATGATTCTGAACTTTGAGCTGTTGATACAGCACTGTTATACGTACTCTCAATTTCACCAAATAATATTTTCAATCTTTCTGGTAAAGAAAGCATGTACTCCTTATACTCCAGCCTAGTAATATCGTCTAAAGATGGATCCACCCCAAAATCTGTCGTTTGCCACTCAAGCTCTATTCTCACTTTGAGGGAATTCCATACATTTGTTGGTGAGGATTCGTCGGGATTCGATTTTGTAATAGCACCAATTTCCTTTATTAAATCTACAAGATATTCTAAATAAGACAATAACACACGTATGTCAGTTTTAATAGTATCTCTTGTTTGTGTTAATTTGCGTTCTACAGATCCATCATCTATGCCAGCAATTCTAGTTTCACCTAATTGTGCATTTTTTGGCAGCTTAACGTCCTTGTCTGTCGCTCTTAGTATTTTGAGTTCAAACAAAGAATCAATCATATCATCTATAGCTTGCGCATTAACATCATATCTATATTGCTTATTAACAATCAAGTTAGTTATTATAAATGATCTAAACCCTTTAAAAACTCTTGCTATAGATCTAATATATTTTACTGTTCTTTTTATTTTTTTGACTATGTTTTTGAATTTTTGTTTTCTATATTTAAGTAATTCCGCTTTTGATTTTCTATCCTTAATTGACGGACTTACTGGTATTAATTGTAATAAAAAATCTGCAATTTCTTGGCCTCTTTTTCTTAGCCATTGGTTAATTGAGTTTTTTACAGTTGTAAATACACTCTTTACATCTTCTAATAACTTCAGCAATTCTGGTTCAATGTTATCTTGTACATCTTTTATTATTGTACGCAAAGATACTCGTTCCGTTTTATCTAGCTTAAATGCTTCTTGTCTCTTAATTCTGTTTCTTGGATCATCTATTCTTACATAATTTTTTGCATCATTTAATGGTCTTATGTTTTTAACTAAAAATTTTACTCTTTGTACTAATTCGTTAACATCCTGTGCTAACTGCTTACCCATCCTCGATAATGCAACATATCGATCACTTTCTGTCAAAAAAAATCTATAGATTGGATATGGACTATCGAATTTAACTGTTGTTATATTTTTAGTTAGTATGTCTCTTACAGATGGTATTGCATTAATACCAAGATCGGTTAATACTTTATATATTGTTTCGTCAATTTTTGCTGGATCTGTACCAGATAACGCACTATAATCGTTTGACATACCTTGTATGTATCCTCCTGCGCTGTATATCTGCGATGTTGGTGCTAGTGATGGATTATAATCTAATGTTGATGATAATGATTGGCTTAAAAGTAATTGGGAATTACCAACTGAGAATGAATTAGCTAATCTACCTTCTCTGATTTGTGAGTATTTTAAAGATGGGTAACTTAAACCAACACTGCCAGGATTATTTACATCAAAAGCGAAGCCAGTTGTTGTGTCTTGGCTAGCAGCTGCTAGTTTTTGCATATATAACGCTAGTCCAACTTCTAGTTCATATTCTATCTCTTTTTGCAAAAAGAGTCGATTTTTATTTATTGTTTGTATTTTTTTAAGTATTTTTAAAACATCGGTTGTTATATACTTGGCTAATCTAGCTCTGTCTAGCCATTTTTCTTTTAACTTTCTTGCAAATTTTATCTTATCTCTTCTCTGTTCAGCTACTCCAGGTGCAGTTTTACGTGATAGTTTTTCTTGCATCTTTTTTTGTAGTCGTCTTTTTTGCACAACTACAACTTCGTTAACTGTGGCTTTGAGCTTTAATCTTTTTTGTTCATATTTTTCATAAAGCTTTTGTACTAGTGGCTTTGTAAATATAAAAACTAGTTCATACTTTTCTAATATTTTCAATATTGATTCATACTCCTTATCAAAATTTGCTAAGTCTCTAAAAAATCCAATATACTCTAAAGGACTTGCTACACAATTTACTAAGCTAAATAAACCTTTTACAGACTCCAATAATTGTCGGTATATATACTTTCTTACATTTTCTGTTTCTATTCTAAAAGGATCATCTGCAACTATTTCTACTACAGACGTTGTTGTATTTGGTGTTGATGTTTGCTGCTGTGGCTGTGGATTGAGTTGACCTTGTGGCGATAATGATGACTCCCTAGGTATACCAGTTACTTGTCCTGCCTCTGCAAAATTAAATCCAGGCTCCTCTTGTACTTGTTGTGTGTTTGTTGTAGCTGTTTGAGGTAAATCTTGAGATGAGTATCCATAAAACGATGGATCTGAATTTGGATCAAATACTTCAATTGGTTTATAAGGACCGGAATTCGATACTAGTAAATTCTCTTCTGGTCTTTTTAAGCCCGAATCGTCTACAACGCTTGTGATTGGTATACTTTCTAAAACAAATTCTATTGTATCTATTAGATAAACTATATCTTGTAATGAGTTTATAAGTGTTTTGATACTAAAATCCTTTCTAGCACCAGTCTCGTCTTGTGTGAAGTTTTTAATTATATTAACTACTGCTGTGTCCTCAGGTGTAAATGCAAAACTAAACTCGTTTAACCCATCTACTAATCTTGTTATTAAACCTATTTCCTTTTTTGCTATAACTTCCGCAGCAATTTTTAAATCTTCTATCAATTGTGGTAGCTTCTTTACTTCTGTTGCTAGTATTTTAGCTTGCCTAATAATTACCTGTATATCCTTATTTGTGTCATTAATAATTTTTAATGATGTTTTAATGTTCTTTTTTATGCCTTTTATACTACTATTTTGCTGTGCTAATTGTCTTGTGCGAAAATGTAGTCTCAGTATCTGCTCCATTCTTCGCTTTCTCGATTCAAAGTTGTTAATTGGTACTGCGTTAGGAGCAATTGGATAAGGTGGTGGTCCTGATGGTGTTGACAATCCTGGTGCTGGTAGTGTTGCTGGGAAGGGTGTTGGTAAACCGCCTGGTAGTCCTTGCAATACTGCTTTTACGTATTGATTCGTAAATGCTTTTGCTAACTTATCTGGGTCGTTCATGTCCGTCCGCAGCATTGTAAGCATTAGCGGTTCATTAAACGCTATTTTTGTAAAAATTGGCATACTATCTTAACAGAAAACTTAGCTCACTATTCAAATAACTAACGACTTCTTTTGGCTTATACACATATGGTGCAATATCACCTCTATAATACCAAATAGTTGGATCATAGGGACCATAATGCAAGAATCCATAATCTCCTGCATTATGTACTAAGAAATTTAAGATTGTTGGATTTATTTGTGCTCTTGGCCCTATTCGTAAAACTCTACCTGTGCGTCGAGGATCAACAGACGGGTAATTTGGTATAGTATATAAAGGCTCATATGGTGCCCTATTTGCAAGTTTTGATCCACCTTCTCTGATTAATGGTGGTTCAAAATCCGATGCATCGCTGTTTATGATAAAATTTTTTACGGCTTCGTAGCCAACATCTGAATCGGATTCTAAAGTCTGTACTGGTAATCTATTCTTATACTTGTAAATGGATATTAGTTCATTTATAATCTCATACTCAGTTTTTATACACTCAACTATTTCAATCTGCAGTCCTAATCGATTAGACATATGAGTATTTAGCATGTCAAAACTTTTACGCACATTAATGTGCATTACAGCCCTGTTTTTATTATAAACTAAATCACTCTTTGTAGTTTTAGGTTTAATTCCAGTATTAGTTGGCTCAATTTTGAGTTCTTTTAATCCTCCAATAACCGGTGCTTGATTCTCTGTCATTTTTTTATATTTATACTTGTGGCCATTCCCATTCCATATCTGCTAATGATATGTAGTATGTTTTTTCTAACTTAACACCAGTTGGATGCTGGTCAAGTCCAAATGCTGAGTCTGGTTTGATTTTCACTCCATCGACCGTTATACCGCTAGTTGGTCCAACTACTACAAACACATCTTTCCATATGCTATTAGTTGGTAAGTATTGTGCTCTATTCTGTACCCATTTCATTATATCACCAGAGGTTACAGCTTTACCAGCTATACCTGATTCACCGGTAATGGCTGTTGTTGCACCAACTAGGTGGCCACCTATTACAGCTCCATTTGTATCAGTTTTTGGCCAAAACTTTACATTTAGTGATATTGCTCCTTTTTGTACAGCAATTACTTCAAAGTTATCTGGTGTTGTATCATCTATCTCTGCGGTTGTTCTTAATTTAGCGTTTGCTTTGTTTTTAATGACAATGTTTAATCCGCTAAACGTTGACGGTGTTATTTCAAATGGTATTGGTAATGCTATGTTTTGGCTATTTAAGTAATCTTGACACACTTTTGGTTTATTTGTCATAATCATTATTGCACCAGTTTCTACCATTGCTCTCCATTGATCTTGACCATCTCCAGTAAAATCATAAGATACAAATATCTGATCTTCTCTTAATGGCGGATCGTTTGGACCAGGTTGTGGTGGTGGTGGTTCGATTCTTCTTGTTTTATCAATACATCGATCTTGTGGCTGTGTGTATTGAGCACCTCCAACAGCTACTATCATCATACCAGTGCCAATAGATGCAAGTGCTTTAGCTAATGTTCCATCTAGTATCTTTATATCTTGGCAAGTAAACTCTAACTCTACTAACGGTACGTTGTGACCTTGTCTTTTCCAATCAAGTATTTGATCACGTATTTTCGTAACTTCAGCGTCACTAGCAATCGCACTCATTGAACCACGATTGAATTTGTACATAAAAGTAAAATTGTTTGTTTTACCTACATCTGATGGTTGACGACCTTTATATATAACTTGTGGTCTAAGCCATTGCCTGTCTGCCTTTTGTAGCATACTTGCAACAACTTTTAATTCTTCGCCATCACATTTATCTAATTGTACAAAACAATTTTTATACTTTTCCTTATTTGCTGCCATTGCATCAAATACCTGTGATAATTTATTAAGCGTCTCGTTTGTATTTTTATATTTTACTTTTTGCCACCAATTAGCATCACTTGCAGCTATATCTACACCATCAATCTTAGCTTGTTGAGGCCAATTTCTGATCTCACCAGTTGCATTTGTTTTGCTATCTAAAGTCGCATCATGGTAAAGTAATACTTGATTTAATTTGTCTAAAGCAAGATCAATTTCGACAGACAATATTCCATTATCAAAATTACTCATTACACCAGCAACTTGGTTCTCAGTACTTGATCTATTAGCACCATCCCACTTTGATATGTGAGACATTGCAGTTCTGTTTTTAAGTAGATTTATTATACTTGGATATGCTGTGCTATACTTATCTTCTACAACAACTTTGAAATCAGTTGGAATATCGGCTGGTGTGTAATTGCCGAAGGAATTGAAGCCTTGCTGTATTGGTATATTGACACTTATAGAACCTAGATCAGAGGTTGATAATAAAGCTACTGGTTCGGCAGCTGGTGCGTCCGTCTCTTCTCCAATTGTAAAGAACACATCACTAAAATCCCAAACACCGGCATCTGTTGTTGTACTTTGATTACAATCAGTAATACCACTCTGCTTAGCATTATCAAATGCTTGCTTTAACAAATCCTCCTTACTAGCTGTCTTACTTCTCTCACTCATACCTGCAGGAGAGTATTCACTATTTCTAAACATTATCTCTACCTGAGATTCTGTGACCTCGTCAATAGTTTCTTGCCTTGTTATGTAAAAGTATTTTGTAGTAATTCCACTTATATCCAAAGATCCACCATCTATAGCTGGAGTAAATCCTTCAACATTTTGACCAGTTGATGTACCTGATCCAACAACCCCATCTGCGTTATTTGTACTTGTGTTTAACTCAATATTTTCAAGGTTGCCTGCGTTAGCAGCTGACCCAGCGCTGACTGACGCTGTACCTCCACCACCTGATTGTGGATTACTTGCTCCACTAACCGTTGTTGTGTTTGTGCTTGCAGGCTTACCATCAGCGGTTGCGGTTCCTGTTCCACTCGTAGTACTACCAGCTTGATCTGCAGGCTTATTATCGGCAGGTTTTTGTTCTGTTGATGGTGTATAGGGTAATGGATTAGCGTGTGACACACCATCAATAAATGCTATTGTTGATAATATTTCTGGCAATCTAGCTGCTAAGCCTTCTATATTATCTCTCATTTCGGGTGTTGGTAATGACGTACCACCTGGTCCATAATAAGCTGATCCAACTAATGCTGCTGTTAAATCCTGAAGCCAGTTTATCAGCTTTAACCCTAGTGGAAGCGGCTCCCATCTTTCGTTCATTGTTGCATCTGATTTTTTTGATGGTGGTGTTTGACTATCGAAATCATAGTCTTTACCTTTGTTTGGTAAACCAATAAAAATCTCACCGTTAGATGAAAACAAATGCAAATCTTCATCACAATCTATATGCACAGCTTTTGGACTACTAACTAAAACACCTTTAGTACCACAAAGCATTAAATAATCTTTTTTTGAGTTTAATATCAAACGATCTGAATTAATAATAATTGTACTACCGTTTGTATAGTTATTTACTGTACCTTCATTTGACTTTTGTACATTAAGTATTTTATTGACATCGCGCATGCCGGTCATACTAACCTGCATGTCGTAGAATATATCATTTAATACATTACCGCTGCCTTTATTTGATGGGGATTTATCTGTGCTACCTGGTAACGGATCGGGCTGGCCAGCTACTTTGTTTGGATCAGCTCCGGTACTTGTTGACTGCGGTGATGTGTTTATGCCTGATGACAGTATGTTGCTTAGAGGTGAAAGTTGAAGAGACGGTGCTCCTGATACAGATGGTGTTCCTGATGATGGACTTGGAGCCAATACTGCACCAGTACCAGCTGGTGCTGTGGGTTGTTGGTTTGGATCTGTATTGGATAGAGGCATGTAAAACTAGTATATAATATAAATATCTACACTATCAAACTATCTATCTTTTTACCTATCTCTCCATATATAGGATGGTTCTGATGCACTTCAACTTGATCATACAACTCTCCTTTTTCGTTCTTCTTTTTCATTGTTGGTTTACCAATCCCAGGTTCCACAATTATACACTTATTTGAACTACCAGCCACTCTAAACGCTTCTGTAAATCTTGCATAGTATGTTTGTACTATTTTTAAGTCTTCTGCTTCTTTTTGTGCATCAGTCAAACCAGTCTTGTCTGTCATAAATAAGTTTACTGCCTGGCCATTTCGGTATCCCCAACCATATCCACCTTGCACTATTAAAAATTTAGCATTTGGAAACCTTTCTAACATTGTTGGAACTAGTGTTTCTACTTTATCGTATTTGCTAAATCTTCCATTGGTACCTATTACAACTACGACTGTCTTTACAAGTGGTGACACAGCTCTTGTTTTTATAGCACTTATTAACCACTTAACAGTCTCACCACCATGGTGTAAGTTTGGTACGCCTGGTGGTCCTATGATTTCCGCTTTTACAGAATTTCTAGAAACGTATGGTGTTTGTGAATCACCAACACAAATATGTTCTCTAGTTACAGGACCAAACTGATTTTCAGAATAGTAGTCGAGATTTCTAGCTGCGTTTTTATCTTGCAATTTAGTTGGGTCATCTTTAAATAATTCTTTAATATCTATACCACCTCCTTCTTGGTAATTGCCAGCAAATACACCACCACTATTACCTAAATTAGAATCTATACCACCATTACTGTTAATTTGACCAACTGGTCTTACTCCTGATACTCTGATAGTTGGCGGTTTAACAACCATTGGTAAGAATGTTGGTTCTTGGTTTTCAAGTGCTTGTAGTGGTTGGTTAGATATATTATAAGAGTATTTGTATGTTAACAACTCTCTAGATGTTGCCATTTTAACTTCGATCCGCTGCTTGCTACATAAAGCGAATGTTGCAGCGTCTGAGTTTATATCTTCCACTGTAAGTTTTTTTTGAAACAATCTCTCCTTTTTTGTACTACTTAATAACTCACTAAATGCATCTTGTGTCAACACGGCTGTCGCTGCTCCAAACGACACTCCTCGTAAATCTCCACCTGCTTGGTCTTGAGCTGTTGGTAGTTTTTTTGGATCATTTAACGGATTATGTACATCAGTTTTGATAGAAAATATGGTTATAGGACTACCAAGTACACCACCAACCTTAGACCATTGATTATCATCTTTTGTAGTACTACCTAATCTTAGTGATGAACCAAATCTACTCTGTATTATAAAATCACCTTCATACGGTCTAAGTATTGCTCTTTCCATAACAGTAGATTTTTTCATAAATCTACTTACATCTTGCAATTTAACTTCAAACCTCTTTGCGGGTGAGTCACTTTTGAATATTGCATTTAAAACATTAACAATTGATGTACTTGTGTCCGGTTTATACTCAAAATAAAAAGGCTTACTATTATATGTCACACTCTTTGCAGCAGCTAGCACTGTTGTGTAATAAAATGTTTTGGTTATTCTATTAAGAGCTAAATCCTCTTTTAAAGCCATTGTTAGCAATACAAGTTCACCTGGTACTGGGTATTTAATAATACTCAAATCTGCTGGGTGGGCCATTGTTGTAACCTCCTCATCAGTTTTTCTATCATTAAAACTAAATATTTTTACTTTTATAAGACCTGGGGCAGCGTTGGTATTTCTTGACTGTGTGTAATATACATCCAATACTTGTCCAATCAATGGTGCAGATATGTCAGTGCCGTACACACTTCTTGGTTGTGTTGTTTTAGGACCTAAAGATCCCCACTCTTTAAAATAAGATCCACCTGCCATATTATACTGTTATTGCTACACCAGCTTCTGACGCTGCTTGTGTTATTGTTGATTGTAAGTTAATTCTAACACTGTCTTGTGCTGATACAGATCCAACTGCATAATCGTCAAACTCTTTCATGTTTGGTGGCATTTTATCGTATAAAGCAACATATGCCTCCACTTGCCTTCTGTCTTGTGCGACTCCTTTCTTTGTTCCTTCAGCACAATTTCCGCTTGATTTAAACGAAAAGGCGGAAATAGCTAATGCTGTTGCAAATCTATTACCAGTAGCTGCTACTTCTGCTAGAGTTTTGCATCCAAACGTTCCCGCATAATCCAATGGTAATAAATTTGGTGGTATTGTGTATGATAAAGCACCAGCACCGCCATTATAAGCTATGGAGGTTAGTGCTGCACAGGTACCAGGACCTAATGCATTAATAATGGTATCGACAGGAACTTGTGATTTTTTTTGGATTTGATTTTTAACACCACTAAATAATTCTGTTTTAATCTTTCTTGCAAAGTCTATATTTGCATCGTTAAATGACTGTATATGTGGTGAACCATTTTGACTAGTATCATTAGGCTTAAGTTGGTTTGACTTTTCTTTATCTTTAAACCTGCCTAAAAAATCTTTATTATTATACCACTTACTTTTTGGATTTTTATAAGACATATCCTGATGCCATATAGGTCCTGCCCAGCCTGAGTCGAATTGACCAAATGTATTTGATGTGTTTCTTCTTGCTGCATCTACATCAGCCTTTTTATCACCAATATACCTGAATTCCAATATACCTAAATTGTAATTTTTCCATCTCCATGGCCACCAATATGGATCTGAGTTATATTTTTTTGTAGGATTAGCAGGATCGTGTATAAAATCCTTATCGTAAAAATTTAATACAACCAAACTTTTACCTCCAATCTTTTGTACAGCTTTTTGATTATGATATTTACTAGCATCTACCCAATGCGCTGTCAAAGTGTGTGATCCAACACCTGTTCTCCAGCATGTACAATCCCATGTTAATATATTCACATATCCTTCTCTTGCACCTAATAAATCCCATGTAAGTAGTTCATATGGTGTAGCTACACCATCAACACTTTTAAGGAAAGGTTCACCTTTCCCGGCACCAGCGTAAGTACCACCACCATTACCACTACTACCCTGGAATGTTACAGGACCTCCATTACTGCCATCGCCGCCTGTATATTCAACACCTGATACCCATATTTCTGGTGGTCTTGGTGTTGGCCTAATAAAGACAGTCTTATCTGGTACCGTTGTTGCAATAGACTTAGGCGGTACATTGTAAACTTTACTAAATGATAATAAATTTTCTGAAGTCGCAATGTTTATTGGTACAGTTTGTGATGAACACAAGTACACTGTAGAGTCATCTTTATTTACATCTTCGACTGCGGTTGCGTTGCCAGTACTGCTATTTGCAGATATGATCATTATGGGATCGCCTGATAATCCTGATTTCTTTTTAGACCATTGATTATTGTCTTCAAATCCTAAACTACCAAATCTAACAGAAGAACCCCATCTGCTTTGTATAATCATATCACCTTCATAGGGCCTAAGCACTGGTCTAATTTTTAGCTTGTCGGATTCATAAAACTTTTTTGAATCCTTCATAACTTTTTGAAACCTTTTCTTATACTCTTCGGCATTTCGTAGATCGGTTGACGTTGTACCTAAACTCGCTCTTGCTTTTGTTGTATTAATATAATAAGCACTACCATTATAGCTTATACTACCACCTGAGGATAGTACTGTTGTGTAGTAAAACGTCTTTGTTGTTATATCCTCGTCATCTCTACTCCTCAAGCCCATTGTCAACATAACAATTTCACCTGGTACGGGGTACTTAATTATATTAATATCTGCTGGTTCTGCGTAAGTATCGACTGTATCCTCCCCGTCATAATCCTCTTTACCCTCACTTATGCCCCATATCTTAACTCTTATAATTCCGACAAAATCACCATTATCGTATAGTACGTCCAATACTTGTCCAAAGTATGGTTGTGTAGAATCAGCCCCCCTTCTATCTGTGAAGGGTTTAGTAGGCATTATTGATGGCCAGTCCTTAAAATACGATCCCATGTTACAGTTTTATATCTAATTCTCTTTGAAAATCTTGTATCTTTTCTACTATAAGCGGCACTACATCTCTAGTTAATATCTCCATATCATAATCCACTCTCCCTGGTCTACCTGCCATTTGTGGCCTATTTCTTCCTGCTGGTATTGCTGCTCTATCAATATATTTACTATACCAAGTTCGACCCATTTGAAACATTGTTTGAAAATGTTCATCTGTCTCAGTATCGGTCTGTAATCCATTTTCTATATATCCAAATACAGCAAGTCGTTCTGCGGTAAAGCCATTCTGTGGCTGCTGGTATCTGTTGAATATGTCTCTTAATGTTGCGTATGGTAAGCCAGATTTTGTGGTACCACTACTTTCATATAAATTCTTGTAACCTTTTTGTTTATCTGCATATATTTGGTACCAAGCATCTATGAAAGCTTGTGCCACTAATCTATCATTACCTCCATTAAAAAACACTTCTCTGGCTTTGTATACAGTCATAGGCGCGCCATCCGGAGCAACAACTTTCACTGCTACATACCTATCTGGCCAATTTTGGCTTATGTTTTCCCAAGTACCTGATCGTGAGTTTTTTATTTTATAAATACCACTTTCTGCAACTGCTTTCGCATTTCTCGAGGCATTTGGACCAACGCCAAAAGCTAACGCATAATGATTGGTAGCTCCCCAGTTACCCTGGTTCCAGCATAGATATGTGTATAAATCAAATGGATTAACAACCGAGGTATCTACACTTCCTCCGCTTCCGCCACCAATAAAATCACCACCTCCTCCACCACCTCCGGAATAATTTACTGAAGTATTGCCATTAACGACTTGTATACGTGGTTCAGCAATTGTTGGTTTTTGAAATGCAGTATAATCACCTCTTGGACTTGCAAACGGATTGCCTGGTACATTATACAATCTACCAAACGTACTTAAATCTCTCGATGTTGCTAAAAATACTGGAATATTTGGTACTCCACTCATATAAATCGATGAATCATCTTTATTCACATCTTCAACAACTGTAGCTAAATTATCACTCTGTCTACTAACAACTATAGATGTTATAGCGTTACCTGATTGTGGTGATGCACTTGACTTTGGTAATAATTGATGAGCAGTAGACCATTGATTACCTTCCCCATATCCAGTACTACCAAACCTAATAGACGCACCCCACCTTCCTTGTAATATAACATCACCTTCGTACGGCTTTAGCATTGGTCTATTCTTAGCCATACCATCTATGATAAAGCTATTGTTATTTTTTAGTATATCCTTTGCTTGAAACCGTGTTTCATAAGCAGGATCAAAAAATGTATTGCTCTCACTTTTTGGTTTATCTAGGTAATAAGGATTTGCGTTGTATGTTACAACACCACTTGAAGCCAATACTGATGTGTAATACAATCTTTTACCCGTTAATGTTTTTTCTTCGTCAAATCTTGATATACCAACAACTAGTAGTACAAGCTCTCCTGGTACTGGGTATTTAATTATATTTTTATCTGCTGGGAAAGCTGGTGCAGTAATATCTTCATCTTTCTTATCTGTATCTCTGCCGAAGATTTTAACTCTAACGACACCTATAAGTTCGGGCTCTTCACTATCATAAATCACCTCCATCACTTGTCCAAAAAAAGGCGTAGTATACTCCTGCCTTTCTATAGGCAAGCGAGTCGTACTTCTATCTATCGACGACCAATTCTTAAAATAAGAACCGTGTGACGACATATTATTGCTTATCTAGTAAATCCTGTGCCTCATTAAGTAGCTGCCTCTTTTCTGCGTCAGATAAACCGAATTCTTCCTTTTCACCTTTATCCGCAGCTATTAAAAGCTTTTGAACTATTGATGCTAATCTAACAAGATTATCATCATTTTTAACAGATACTTCTAAATACTCTTTAATTAAAGGTACCATCATAGATGCATCTGATACATTCTTAATAAGTGGCTTAAGACCATCAATTAAAGCTGTTATTTGAGCATCTTTCTTTTTACTGTTGATGTAAATGTCTCTTAATAAATCAGAGAACTTTTTATCATCAAAAACTATAAACTCAGTATTCATCTTAATGTCTTTCTTATAAATAGACATTAGAAAAATTATTTAGTACCGATATTATAAAGATCTAAAAACTCTCTTAACTTATTAACTCTAGCTCCACCTATCCAAGATTCTCTATTTTTATAGTAACCTTTTTTCTTTAAATCCTTTGGATCTACATTCTTAGGATTAAAGTCGTAGGCGTCTAAATTAGGTCCACCAGCCAAAGATTCCCATGCCTCTATTTCCTCTTTGATTAGCTTTTGTATATCCTCAACACGTACAACAATAACCATTTTAATACTCCCTATCGTGTGGTATAAAGTCAAGCTCTACATAAGCATTTAACAACTTAGCATGCTTATCTTTCATAGCTTTAATTACTTTTGTTATTTGTTGTGTAGATGCACATGACATTTCACGTATATAAACATACAATGCCTTTTTATTAAAAATCTCAATATTTTCTCTACGCCTAAATAACTCAACAATAGCAGCAGCAACTTGCTTTTCATGCTTTTTAACAAAATGCTTGTCCATGTTATCATCCCAGTAGTCTATGTATTGACTAAAAAACCTTTCGAGATCTACGCTAGCGGATGGTGTAGCTGGTGTTTCGTCATCTACAGCGGAAATATCCGTTGTATCAACTAGCTTTTTAAAGTTCTTATTATTATTTAAAATTAAATAATTCTTAGCAATTATACTAAAATAACTAAATGCTTTACCTTTGCCTTCTGTAAACTTGTGCAACTTCTCAATTAAAAAAGTAACAACATCATGCTGCACTGATTTGTAATCTTGGCCATCGGTGTAATAAAATTTGAAAGTGTGTATAATATTCTCTACAAGCTTTTCAAATGCATACTTTATTTCAGCATTATAAATAGCGCTTCTTTCTTGAGCATCTTCTGTATTATTGTACCGGATTATTGCATCTTCGACCTCTGGTCCAAAATACATTTTTTTAGCCTTTTTTGGCTTTCTCTTCTTTGTCGACATACTTTGTAATAAACTCATACAGATCATCAATACATTCTTGTAATGCAGTAAAAGTATGTCCTACTTGATCATCAGATTTAAAAGCACCTAATCGATCTATTTCATCCATTCTTTGCTTTGTATCGGTAAATTTAAACCACATCTTTGATATAAACTGAACATACATTTGAGAAACACTTATAGTCTCTTCTGCGTACTTGATTGCTTTATTATATTTTATATAATTAATATACGCTAAATAACTTGTAATAGCTAATAGTGCTGATAATATAACTATTGTAAGTAACATTTTAGTCTTTTTTAAAGAGTTGATCAAACACATTCATTAGCTCTGCTTTATGTTGATCATCTGTTTCTTTAACCGGTTTGATTCTAGGCTTTGTGGAATTAGTCATCCATTGCTCGTATTCAACTCTTGCAGCAATACTATCCGCTTGATGTAGTAGGTATGGTAAACTAGATCTTAATTTTGCATTTTTATCAAAGGCAATAAAATAAGCTTTATTTGATTCATCATACAGACCGTCATGTAATTTGATACCAAACCACTCCTTTAAGCTTACTTTTATACCTCTTTGTTGTAATAAAAACAAACTACGGTCAGGTATGAGCATAAACTCTGGTAATGGATTCATTTTATATAAAGCTCCTTGATTCTTTCTATGCCAGTCTGAGTCTTGTGGGATATACATTTCGTTATCCTCATCACCAATCTTACCTAAGTCGTGGTTTATTGCTGCGAATACAAA